CAGAAGTAGAACCAACTTTCACTTCATATCTATCCTGACCAGCGATTAGAATGTCTCCTGCAACCAGGGATGCAATCCATGCAGAATTAGAACCAGTTGAAGTGACAGAATTATTTGTAAACGCTAATGTGCCATTGGCTGTGCTTTGGAAAGCATTAGCAGAACGGCAAACTGAAACGCGCAATGTATTTCCTGTAGCGCCTGGATACTTTGCTACCCATAAACCAACTCCAGTGATGCCAGAAGAATAATTATCATAATAATCACTTTCATTTTTGATAATAGTATTCTTACCATTAGCTGAATTAGTTTGCGCATTTCGTGCTGCTACAGAATCTGTTGATAAAGTACCTACGTTCGAACTACGAACAACTCTATTAACATACAACTTATTACCATAGCTAAGAAAACTAGCTGCAGTAAAAAAATCAGAAGCTGTATTTGAATTTGGTGTTCCGTAGGTAGTTGCAAGTTGATCCTCAGACCCGATCAGAACGCGTTGGTCTACTGGGCCCCACTTCGCATGCATCGCGATAGCGCCCTCTGTTGTGCTTACGGCCGGAATTACTGTAGTAAGATCAATCTCACTAACATTAACGCCTGGCGAAACTTGGAATGGCATAATCAGACTCCTTCCATCATTGAATTGATTGGTTATACTCTTTTATTTATAAAATACGGATTTTCACTAAAATTTATCGAATCTCTCGCCAAATTCATTAGTATAACTTCTTCCTATAGAATATTCAGTTTCTCCGTCGTCTACAAATCCCGCAGGAAGAAGATCTGATTCCATTTCTTTTATTTTTTCGTCTGAAAGTCTCTTTCTGATGTCCATATCTGTTAGTTCTTTGAAATACGGCTGTTTCGCTAACCAACCAAACATTACTAACCCCATCACCATATCATCATGACATCCTTCTTCTGCTTGATAAGAACTTCCTTTTACGATAAAGGTAGACAACTCATCTATAGTTTCAAAATCTTGAATAATAAGTTTATTATTTTCGATAATATCTTTTATATTTGAACAGCCTATCCTCTTTACTTGTTTGGACATCTTTACGCCATATGTGGTTTTTCCACCAAAGCCTCCTCCGATTCGTTGACCACCACGACCTTTAACTGAAGTGCTTAAGATATTTTCATATTCCAGATCGATATTTAAGGTATCTACGACCTGCTGACCAATGTCATTAGTTTCGACCAAAAGATACGCATCGTTGTAAAATCTTCCATAATTGACTAAAATTTCTGGATATAGTAATGGCGCAAGAATATTTGAGCGATATTTGGCTACTTGTTTGAAAGGAATTCCTGTAACGTCTATAACCGAGAGTGCAGAATAATCTAATTCTGCACCGTGACTCGTATCAGCTGCTATAACGTATACATGTTTTTCTTTTGGATACTCGTATATATCCAATCCCCATTTATCTTTAGTCGGAGTTACGAATGCGAGTTCACGAAGTTTCGTAGGATGAATAAGTGTATGTATGCTACCTAAGAACGAACAATTGAACTCTTGGTCGAATTGTTGCTCGCTTGTGTTTCTTATAGTCTGTTTTTTCCACTCCTCATCGCGCCCAGGAATAGAACTCCAATGGACTTCGATATTGATATAGTCGCTTCGTTTCTGTTCAGAATCAGTCCACATTTTATAGAAGTGATTCATACCGTTTGGTGTAGAAACTATGATAATTTTGGTTGTCTGACCTGCGCTAATCGTCGGATAGACTGATTGAAAAAATTCATCTGCGATATTTCTAGGAACGAAAGCAAATTCGTCTAGAAAAATCAAAGAATACGAACCTCCTCGAATAGCACTGGATGATGTTGCAGCCGCAGTAATTTTAGATCCGTTTTCAAACTCCAAAGATCCTCTATTCCAAGTTGCGACTCCTTGCTGAATCCATTTTGGAATATGCTCGTATGTTAGTTTAATTTTGGCTAGAAGTTCATTCGCAAGACGACCCTTATTCGCTAGAATTGCAATGTTTTGATTGTCATTGAACAGGGCATTCCAAAGAAGGTATCCTACAACCGTGGTGCTCTTACCACTTTGGCGCGGAAGTTTGCAAATAACGAAACGGTTAGAATGAAACTTCTTGACCATATCTTTTTGAAAATCCCACATTTTAAATGGAACTAATCCTAAATCGACAGATACGATCTTTACATAGTTTTCAATAAAATATTCTGGGTCTCCAGAACACCTGATATATTCTTCAAGTTCTTCTTTCGAATAATCTATTTTAACGCCCAGTGTCTTGAGCAAAGGATTTGATGCATTACCCATTGTAATTTTTACCTTGACAATTAGTTATCTTCATGATATAATACAGGTGTTCCGAGGGATCATACTATAGAAGCGATTTATTTCTATTATTGATCATCTTCTGCAGCTCTGCAGTATTCCCGACAAACAAATTGTTCTGGATATTAGTATCACCAATAGCAGTTTGATCTATATCTTTTAATTGCTTACGAAGATGGATTAAATCCTTATTCGCATCAACCAGTGTTTTTATCATCTGAGAAACAACTTCATAAGCTCTAGGGGAATCGCTCGCTCGCGCGAGGAGAATAATATCATCTAGAGCTCCAGTGCCTTTAGAAATAATTGAATGTATATTTTCTCTAGCTGTTTCGAAGTCTGCTGCTGCATCGTTTTCAACGGATGTAGTTTTAGGTAATTCTACTATTGGTTTCGAATTGGTTGGTAGATTCAATATTTCTTCCATATTATATTCCAAATTCGTTTTCATCCAATATATCCATAAGTTCCGTTTGCATATTGGAACGATCTAACTTCATCTACTCCAGTTGCAGGATTGTATTTAAATCCATCAGTATAGAAAAATAAATTCGCAGCTATACCATAATCACTATTCGCTGAAATGTTTCTAAAATTAATTGAAAGCGCACTATTACTTGTTGGTGATCCATTTGCAAATTGTGCTGGAGTTAATACTATTCTTTCGGCTCTTCCGCTTCGAGCCATGTCATCATCTGTTATTCCTGCAGTGATTCCTCCTAAAGTAGGATCAATCTCATTATTTGCAGCATAAACGATGTTAAGATCGACTTGTGTTCTTTTAATAACTCCTGCTCTTTTAACAGGACCAAAGAACCAACCTTTCATTGTGAATGTTATAGTATATACTAATGCCCGTCTTGCAATAAAGTCGCCTTCATACGTATCGTCTATGGCTACACCAACCAATATAGTCGGAACATCCATCTTAATTCCCATCTCTGGGATCAAGTTAATAGTGTTGTTCCATTCTGGTCCGAAGTATGGAATTATTTGCTCGATGATCTGAGCACCATCGTCTGCATTTTTAACAAATATTGAAAGAGTCATATCGATATTATATGGAACTGGAACATACTGATATTTCATTTGTTTAAGATCTGACGAATTAAAGGCTACGTTTTTAGTTGTAGCTGATAATCTACGAGTTCCGTCGTAAGCTAGACCTGTCATTTCAAAGCCCATTCTGGGTAATTGAAGCGCCACGCTCTGATCCAAATTAGCATCTTGTCTTATACGAACTAGCCATTTTTCTTTCGGACCATAGGCAATAGGAACTGCGATTGTTTGGATCACTGTTCCTGCAGAATTCAGTCGTTGGACGACCAAATCATTAAACATGTTACCAAAGGCAACAATATATCTGCGAATGGTCTGATTATAAAATTGATTTCCAAACATAATTAATATCGATCCGTTTCTGAAAAAGGATTTCTCTCGGAAAAATCTATATAGAGAGTCGATTGCTGCTGAATATATTCATTATTAGCAGACGCATCTGTCGCCGACATTTGATATTCTTGAATAATGAAACCATCATCTTCGTTTAACAATACGCCAGTACCATCTTGAAGTGTAATTTGAAATAATAACAAATCTGAATTATATCGTGCGCCGATAGCATCGATCGCTGTGTTTCCAGTCTGTAGACCTTTTCCACCAATACGTTCAAACAACTCACAAGTTAGATCGTATGTGTATAATTTTCCATGTGGATAAAATATGGCTTCATGTTCTACAAATTTTATCTCATACAGCTTACTTGTTAGTGGGAAAAATATTAAATCTCCCTCGAAAGGTCGTGTTGATGCAATTGAATATCCATTGGCAGTTCCCGACTCTAATCGGAATGAGTCGGTATTTAAATATGCTCCAGTATTAGCAGTTTCTACTTGATAGTTGTATCCAATTTCATCGAGCAATTTTTCATTTGCTATTTGACCCCATCTTTTTTTAGAGACCGTGAATGTGATTTGATCTCGAATTTCAAGGTTAAATTTGGAAAGAAAATCTCCCTCTCCCTCAAAACCTTGAGTGTTCTTGATATACATTTCTAAGTCAATTGCGTTACTGAACGTAGACAACACATCTTCGCCAAGAAGAATGTCCTCTTTCACAAGGGTTCTTGGAAGATATTTCACATCCATGCCATACATCTTTATCGACTCTACAATAAGATCGTCCATGACGTCTTGTTCACGAACATACGTGAACGGTCGAAAAAATTTATTTGTCGTCATAAAAGTATATTCTATCCGACCATATCAAAGACAGGTAATGACTGTGAACTTAACATGGTATCTTCTAATCTTTGAATCTCTTCGTTTGCATCCTGCAAAATTGCTCTTCCATTGAAAGTTATTCCGCCTGGAAGTTGCATGCCTTCAAATTTTGATAGATTCATTCCCCATTGACGTTTAATTAAAGCTGTAGCGTATTTGAGTAAAAATATATCAGAATAAACGTCTGTGTATGTCTCTGGATCTATTGTTCCATAACAATCTACAATAATGTATTGACCAGCCATTACATCCGATGCCCAATCTAGATCTAAAAATAATTTATCCATATGGCGACTGTATCGTATGGGTTTTTTACCGTTGAAAGTTTCTTCCAATGTTTCAACATGACGCATGGCCATAACATATGCAGCAGATGCTGAATTAGAAAAGTCAAATAGATCGTTTAGATGCATCTGATATCTGATATTAAACAATCCGTTGATATTGGAGTTTCCGCCAGTAGCAAATATTGAAGTTACAGATTGAACTGATTCTGGAAGCGTTACATATCTATTTGTAATATCCGCTTCGGTCATCAAATACGATAGGTATAGATGCTCAGTTCCGTCGTAATGATAATCGCGATAGTAAGCCAAAGCATCGTCGATTCGATCTTGAATTTGATCCTCATCTACGTTGATATCGATAACTGGATATCCTAGTCTACGCAGGCAATACTCCTTAAATTCTTTTCTTGATACAGGAAGTGCCATAGTAGCTCCATAATTGTATTTATGACCTATTTATAATTAAAATACCCTCCAGTTTGATATTGGCTGAGTTCCTGTTGGATTCGATGAAATATCACGATAGCATATAATAAAATCTCCAGCTAGGCATATTCTTTGTTGAAATAATTCGTCTTCGTCAAATGCTTCAACGATCGTTTCTGTTTCTGAATCAAATCCTACGTTGTCGTGTTTTAATTTTCCAGGAAAAACAAAAAGATCGCCTTCTTTCACATTTTGTGTCCACGTGGCTGCATTGAATTGATTAAAATTATTATTGCAGTTCCAATGAGACATCTCAAAATACAAATCATTCATATTTCCATATTTTCTGTGAAATCTTAGAGGTCTATCGAGTCCTTTTGGAATATTAATGTAGTATGTGAAAACAACATGCGCGTCACCATGACTATGAATATT